GTAAACTTTTGAAACGTACCTGCCAATTAATTCACCTCCTTACCTCATGCGTTTATTAGTAATCCGTACTGATGCGCTGCTGCTTCCTGCGGTCGTGTACGCCATGCTCACACAATCAGGAAAGTCGTCGTGCGGGTGCATCGGATACATTTCAAATTGCTCCATCGCTTCAATCGGCAAGTTTCGTTTGAATCGTAACCTACCGCTTTGAATTTCAGGCAACAACGCTTCAATCCGCAGCGCTTTTCTTGTTCGCTGTTTGATTTGCTTCACGCGAGTATGACTTGGGTATCCTTCTGATGTTAAAGCTTGCGACAATTTATCCGCAAACCATTCTTGCGCTTGTTGTGATTCAACGCCAAGTGCTTCGTATTGGTATTTCAACGTGTATTCGACTGCTTTTTGCAACAAACGGTCCGGGTGACAGCGTTCCATGAACAGGTCATAGACGTAACAAGTTCCGGTATCTATGTTTTTCGCTATTGTGACGATAACGGAATAGTCGCCTCTTTCTTTACCCATCGCAAAGTCAATCGCGCCATAAAACCGAATGTTCTTGTCAAATAGTTCCTCCGGGTCAACATAGATAAAGTAGTCAGGTTTAAAGATTTGCCGTTCCTCGTCGGTCGGGTTATTTTGGTATTCTTGGTTGAACGCTTTAACGCCGTCCTCTTCGCGACGAACGATCAACTCGTAATAAGACCAATAGCCCGGCCACAAAATTTCAGCGCCTTCTAGCATTTCTTCTTCGTGCTGTTCGTAAAACTCACGTGCTTTATCGGCAGCATCTGGTATGTCACTCCGGTAAATCTCACGCCATTTTTGCCACAAATCATCGCGCTTTGCGAACGACTTAATTGCGGCAAATTTACGAGATTCGAAGTCGCGTCGCTCTTCAATGACGTAATGTAGTAACGACCCAAAGCATAGGATTGTACCGAGATAAACGCAGATACCGTCTTTCGACATGGCTGGCAACATTTCTTCGCGAAACCATTGTTTAGACTTTTCGATTAGTTCCGGCGTATTAGTTGATTCGCGAGATTCTAGATCATCAAGAATGAACAAATCAGGCCGCGAACTACCGTGGCGCAGCCCGCGTGTTTGCGTTCCAAGACCCTTCGCTTCAACTTTCGTGCCTGATGACGTAATATATTCGTATTTGTTGTCCACTTCGTTTTTAGACGGCCGAACGTCGAGCAATTCGCCAAAGTCAGCGCGAAGTTTTTCATTTAGTTTCAGTTGGTAGCGCCCCCACGTAATAAAGTCGCCTGCCACATCGGTAGTTTCCGAGAACACGACAATGTACTTGCGGTGTCGGAACACGACTTGATGCAACGCGAAAATGTTAGAAATCCACGCTGTTTTTGCGTGCCGACGAGGACACGCCCATGCAACATGTTTCTTCTGAATACCTTTGATGATGTCATCGAACAAACCGCAAAGTATGCGGTGAAAGTCGACAACGTTTTCGTACGTAACGCCTGCCGGAATTAGATTGTCCGGGTTGTCCGGGTTTCCTTCTTCGCTGAAATATTCAAGACCGAAAAACAACACGTCACGCTCGGCTCGGTGAACGCGGCGCAAGCGTTCTAGTTCGTCGATCAAAAATTCAAGCCGATCAAGGTCGCGTTCAACCGCCTTGCCGGCTCTGATTAGTTTCGTCAGCAACTTTTGTTCTTCTTCGTATTCAACGATTAGTTCGGCGCGTTCATCGTACGTCAGCCAACGCCCTTCTTCACTAATCCACGCCAATCAGCAACCCTCCCTTTCGCATCATCAAACGCGAGAAGGTTTTAATCTTCTTGTCCAAGCCGTTTCAACAATTCGGCTTTGCGTTCTTCGAACGATTGATCGGAACCTTCTTGTCGAATCGTAATTTCGTTTTGTTCCGCAAGATCTCCGATACGTTTCAAGTACAACTCGATTCCTTTAACGGAACCGCGCTCAATAGAATCGAGCAATCGTTTATAGACGTACGCTAAATGCGAATCCATAAACTGTGACGCAAGATAGTTTTTATACGCGATAAAGTTTTCGTCTTTCGTATCCCACAAATGTAACGTCATACGGGTAATACCGAGTTCGTCTGCGATTTGTTGTTTCGTTTTACGTTCGCCTTTCGGCGTGAATTCATATTCGACTAGAGCGATAGCTGCTTCGCGTTGTTTCGGTTTGAAACGGGATTCATCGAATTTGAACGTGTGTTTCGCTGACATAATTTCGCCTCCTTTATCGTTTAGGTTCGGATTTTTAAATTTTGTCGGAAATTTTTACACGCCCGGCGGCGCGGCCGCGCGTCGGACTACCCCGGGGGGTATTAGCGTTTCAACTTCCTATAATACTCATTATGTCAACTAGCGACATTTTCGCCAATGCCTTGCGTATCAACGGTTTGAGCCGTTTTCAAGAACGTTTGTTCCCGTAATGGCTACCGTCTAGTTAACATAATAACGATAAGTCAACGTGTTAAAACTACCGACCGACTGCGACCCTCAAGTTTTCCTGGCTGCGTCCGTCGTGAACGTGTGGCCCGACAAAATAAGTCGTGATCGATCGCTAATATCTATAAATACGTATAACATAGTATATAAATAATATAGCGACATGGTAAACATTTATATAATAACGTATATACTCGGTATATAACGTTTATAGACGGCCTATAAACGGTTTATACGTTATTATCGTTATGATCGGTTTATAGTATATAGTCGCTATTATATATACGTTATTAACGTTATATATAGTCTAGTTTGCTAGAACATGAAATGTTCTAGCGCAAACAATCAAAGATTGTTTGCAAACTATATATATTGTATATCCTCATAAATAGAGATACACTAAAAAGGAGGTTGTCAATACTAAACCAAAAATTTAATGAAATTTTAAGTTTTGTAACATTCTTGTAACATAAATACGGTTCCCAGTCGATCATCTAACGTAAAAATTCGGAAACACCGTCAACCAACAACGGACGGATCACGAATTCGGACGATCAAACGTTAGGAATCGGAAACATGGATTACGGTAAACAAAGTCTTAAAACGAATGTCTATCGATAATCTATCGTTGTAGACGTCTACAACGTTTAAAACGAATCCTGCCAACGTTGAAACGAAAAATTCGGACGATCAACGGTTCACGATAATCTACCGTTGTAGACGAAAAAAATTTGAAAACGTATTGACACATTAAAAGTTTCATGTTAAATTAGAATTAACAAACGTTGATTGACGAAATAAAACGTCAAACAACGAAAAAAATTTCAAAAAAGGTGTTGACACACCAAACGGTTCATATTAAACTAGAATTAACAAAGGTTGATCACCGATCAACAAAAAAATCAAAAATGGGTTAACACGGAAAAAGATTCGTGTTAATATCGAATTGTAAACGTTGATCGACACAGTAAAACACCGATCAACGAAAAAATTCGAAAAAAGTATTGACACACTAAAAGTACCGTGTTAACTTATAATCAAGCAAGCGCTGATCTTTGAAAACTAAATGTCCGTTACGCTCGCTAAGTCAAAGCAAAAGCGTTGGCGATGCCTAACTAGCGCGGTAGGATACGCGCTAGGCGGTGGCCAACCGATCTGTGACGATCGACTGGCCGCGCGCACCAAGCGAAACAGAAGCGGTGAAGTGCGCAAGCAGGCGAAGCGAGAGGACAAACCGCTTGATGCGGTGCTAAGCGCGCGAAAAAACGAGAGGGAGCGTAACTTATTAAAAATCAGTTTGCGCGCTTATCAGCGCAGTCAAGCGCTAATAAACGAATATAAACGGAGGTATGCGAAATGATTAAAATTGCGTTAACAAATCTTAGAAAATACAACGAAGGGGAGTTAGTTTATACGTGGCTGGAATTGCCGGCCAACGAGTACGAGATTAGAAAGGCGTTCAAAGAAATCGGATGCCTAGACGGCGACGAATACTTCATAAGCGATTATGAAGCGCCTTTTGAAATCAGCGAAAGCGCGGACATTTATGAACTAAACGAAAAACTAGACGAATTAATAGACATAGACGCCACTGATTCCATACTCGCAGGCGTCTATGACGCCTACGACGTGATGCATTTCGCTATCGATTTGGCGAACACCGGCATTCTGTCGTACGCCGAAGAGTACGTCGATTGCATTATATCGGACGAAACCGTCCGGTATAACGTACAAGAAATGGCGAAAGAAGGCGACTTTTGGCGCATCCGTCACTACACAAACGGCATCACGGAACCTGCCGCGTTCTATTACGTGGATGGTTACGGAAATTGCCGCGACTTAAGGCAGTCGGACTTGGACGACATCGTCCGCGAATTGCTGGACGAAGTAATGAGGTAAGCTAGCCGGACCGGAAACAACCGGCTGTCCTCCGGCTTGAAGTCGTCAACAACACTAGTTGGCGGTTTCAAGGCGCAGGACAGCGCTGAAATCGAAAGGAGGACGTCTATGGTACTTAATATTTACAAGTCGCCATTATCACGCGACTATTTAAGCCGAATCATTTCGTTAGATGATATGAACATTGACCAAAAATTCACGATCATCAAGGCATATTTAAACGGGTTGCAGGACGCAGGCGCAGAATTTGAAGCTATTTATGACGGCGAATGCGTGACAAACGTATTAGAGATCGCGCTAATTATATGCGATCACATCATGCTTAGTCGTCCTATTAAAATTGTGAATGGAGGTTATAAATCATGAGAATCGAAATTGAACGCACTAAGAAAGGTCATCCCGCGATTTGGGAAAACGGTGGCGGTTATACGAACACAGGAGTTTCTCAAATCATCGCCAACGCCGACGGGTCGCCAAAGAAACCGATATACATTAGGCAGCGTGGAAGCTTAGCCAACGACGATCACGCATTATTTATCATAGCGCCTGGTGACTTGGTTATTCTAGCCGATCACCACCGCGGAGATTTCCGAGTTTTTGTTACAAAAATCGTCGCTATTGGCGATGAAGAGGCGGAGGCTGAAACGCTTTACCTGTTTAGTATGGGAGAGTGGAACGAAGAACCGCCGGAATATCTTTTGCCAGCGATCGAGGCCGCACAAGAAAAGGCGACTTGTTACCATTGCCGTCGTCCGCATTATATTAGCGATTGACCCGTGACGCTTTTCACGGGTAAAATTAAAATAACCATATTAAGGAGGAATTTATATGAAAAAATTCAGATTATGGAGAAATGACGCTTGGGGTTGGAACTATCTTATCGCTGCCGATGAAGTTGAAAAGGCTATTCTGTTTGGCGATTGGTCGGTTGCCGTTGACTTTGACGGAGAAAAATCCGACTTTGACCTTGATTTAAACAAACTCAGTGAAGAGTTTGACGCATATTTCACCGAAACAGACGAAGCAGTTATTGACGCAATAGAAAACTTTTTCAAAGAAAAATTAGGCGTCGAAGTGTCGGCTGATTATACAGAATATTACGGCGATACCGAAAGTAGCCGGTTAATCTACGACATCGAAAGCAAAAACTTTTACGTTGAAAAAGACGGTCATGTTGTCGAAATATACCGTTTTTGGGACGGTGGAAACTGGCGAACCGTCGAACTTGACGAAGTTACCACAGATTATACGATTTTAGTAGATTCCGAGAATTACGTCAATCTCGACGAATGGAACGGCCATGACTGGGTTACTGGTTCAGTCGGTCGTCATCAACAGATATACCGTATTGTTGAACTTGACGGGGAAAAACCGTCCGAACCAACGTTCCTACTAGAAGAAACGTCGCAGTGGGACGGTGAAGAGCCGAAAGGTTACATTATGACCACTTCTGAAGTGGCCGATCATTTAAAAGAACTCGGCCGCGATGTCGACGAATACATGAAGGCGCTCAATCGTTGATTCTTGCTAGCGCTGTCAACTTAGGTTGGCGGCGCAATGGAAGGATTAACAAAAATCAAGGAGGAATCGGAAATGATTAATTACAGCCCAGCAACGCGATTGCACTTCGAATTTGAAGTGCATAATTATCAAGAAGGAAAAGAAGTAGGTATCGAGCTTCTCAAAGAATACCTGCTTCAAGGGGAAGAAAATACGATCACCAATCTTTACTTGTCGGAAGATGAACCGGCAAGTATCGGCGGTGAGCATGAACGGGATGGCGTTCTATTTATTGCGAGGGGGCTATTTCAGGTTTATTCGCAATATTACGGCGTCGAGCCGTTTAATTTGTACGAAGTTGAAGGCGGCATCAGCCTCGACCTTTGCTGCGGAGTGGGTAGCGTCCAACTCTCAATAGGCGACGCAGTACGGAAAAGAAAAAGAGGTAAGGAGGATTATCATGAAGCTGAAGTCTAACTTAAAAAATCTACTCGCGGAACGTGGTCTTACAATCCGCGAGTTTTCTCGTCAAATCGACTACCGATTTGATACCGTGCGCCAGCTTTACCACGGTACATTGTCGCGAATACCGGTCGAACTGATCGAGCGATCATGTGAGACGCTCGACTGCGATATTTCCGACCTACTGTACGTGGAGAAGGACGCATAGCGCCGAATAGGCGGCGTGTGGTCCCGCCCATCCACGGCAAAATTGCGAGCGTGTTCGAACGAAACTTCTCGAACGCTGTTCTCTTTCCTAATATGCAGTCCTTCCGTCTTTCTCATATACTGGCTTTTTCCCATTATTGGATACTCGTTTACACGCATCTTATTTTTTCTCTTGTCCGTCAGTTCCTCGTATAGACAAAGCGAGGCGAGACGGTCAAGATGCGACGGGTCAGGTCGGCGACCAGTCGCGGCAATATATTCGTCCGTCAGCCGTTCGATTGCTGCAAACCGGTCAGCTCGCGGTAACTTTCCCGCTTTTGTTTGCGCCCATAGTTCGTTAATTCGTGCGTTAAATTGTTCGAAATTCATTGTGCAACCTCCTTTGTGCGGGCTTCCGCAATTTCGATATACTCCGGCTCGCGTTCAATTCCGATAAATCCAAAACCTTCGCGCTTGGCCGCTACTAACGTACTTCCGCTTCCCGCAAACGGATCGAGTACGGTGCCGCCAGGCGGAGTGACTAAGCGAACAAGCCACGCCATGAGATCAATGGGTTTGACCGTTGGATGGTTATTCGCGTGCTTTGTGGCGAATTTCTCTTCCTCACTCTTTCTCGGCGCATTAACTCGCATATTGTTTTTAGGTTCTAAGTCGATAGGCTCCCCGCGCCAATCGCTGTTACGGTCGCGCTTGCTCGCTTTCTTGCTTAATTCCTGCGGTGTTACGTTGCAGTATTTCGACCAAAAGGCGTTAGGCTCGATTGTAACGATGTTTGCAGGGAACCGGCCTTTTTCCGGTGTGACGTTTCCGCCGTTTCCTCCATTCGGAGCTACCCAATCTTTAAGATGATACGTATTCCCGTTTCCTTCGCGCTTCCCACTTCCTGTAGGAGGTGCTTCACCGTTTAAAGGAATACGGCATCCATCAATATTCAACGCCCCGCATCCCCACTTCTCCACGTTGTCGCATACCGTACCTTCTAACGGCTTTCTCACGACAATAATCGGTTCATGTGCGGGTTTTAGTGCGGTGCCCCAGCCGTCCCATTTCTTCGCGAGCTCGGTTGCCGGTGCTGTTTCTCCTTTTGGTGCCCGTCCATAAGTACCGTAACAACTATCGCCAAACCCGATCCCACTTCCTTCTTTTCTTCGGTTGTCGTATTTATAAGGACCCACAATCTCCCGTTCCGCGCCCGCTCGCTTATCAAACGCCTTGCTTACGTCCATAGATTTAGGGAAGCCTGAGAAGTAAAGCCATTCGATCACGTCGCGCACTTCAAATCCAGCAAGCCTAAGAGCGATCGTCATCAAGTCTTGCGTCCGTGTTCCGGCAAACACAAGCGCATGACCTCCCGGCTTTAACACTCGATACACTTCGCGCCAAATATCCGGGTGAGGTACGAAAGAATCCCAGCGCTTGCCCATGAAACCGCCGTGCCCGTGGTCATAAGGCTCGCCGTTTATCCATTTCGTCAACACTTCCTCAATGTCCGGTTCTTTTGATAAGCCGTATGGCGGGTCTGTTACGACACTATCTACGCTGTTGTCCGGTAATTCTTTTAATCTATCAAGACAGTCGCCTTTTAAAATCATAACGCCACTCCTTCCGCAAAGTCGTAGCCTTCGCCACGCCATGCCCACGATTCATAAACTTCGGCAATTTTATTACAAGCCGTGTTAAGGTGAACATTAACCGTATTCCTCGCGATTCCTAATATACGTGCGGCTTCTTTTTCATCTAATCCCTCGTTGTAAACCAACCGCAAACACTCGCGCTGTCGATCGGTTAAGTCGGCTAATTCGATTGCTGTCGCCAAGTCAGCGAGCAAAATAATTGCGTCATAATCGCCTTTAAATTGGCGTTCAGTTATTTTGTGA